AACATTGAAATTTTTGAATACAAAAGTCCATGTGGTAATGACCAAAGTACCACTTTTTAAAACTAGTCTGCGCCGCAACCTGCTCCAAGAAAAGTGTTAATACATCAACCTCATAATATTGGCTAATTGCTTTTTGAATTGAAGCAGGCGCGCAGTGTGTCAGTATATAATCAACTTTCCACTTATTTTGCTCAAGATTATAAAGAGCTTCTTCATATTCTGCATAATTCGGCATTTCTTGCGGCCACCAGGTGACGTAATCGCGTCGGATTTCTCTATCGTGCGATGTAGCGCCGCCCATTGTAAAGATTTTAAGCCCATCAATTGTAAAGACTTGTCCTCTTGTTAAATGAAAAATAGAGTCACTAACTTGACGCACAACTCCTCCAAACTTATTTTGAGAAGGAAATTGATAGAGAAGTTCAAAATTCTCATGGTTTCCATCTACAAACAATGTAGTCCAAGGCTTTTCATCAAGCCAATGGCGCCACCAATAATCTTCTCCATTATTATTCCAAACAAGTCCAAAGTCGCCGCAAATTATTACATAATCATCTTTTGTAAGCTCTTTTCCTTGTGGGAAGTTATCTGAACTCAATTTATTCATTGTCAGGGAACCATGAGTATCCCCTGTAACATATATCACTTAATTTTCACCCTTTCCCTAAGTAATTGATTAAAGACTTCTTCTCCTTTATCCACTGGAGAATCTTTCATTTCTAATCTATTATGAAAATCATAGATAAAAGAAAAATTCCCATAATTAGAATATTTTTCTCCTAATTTCTTTAGCTTATTAAAATATTTATCATCTAATCCTTCTTCTTCTTTATCAAAACAAATTATAAACTCTTTCGGTGCGCAAGACTTCATTAAAATATCAATTTGAAACTTATTAATTGAGCTGCCGCAAACTGCGACTCCACAATTGGGTCGCGCGAATCCATCGGCAATCAAAACACTCTTTTCACCTTCAAACAAACATACATATCCATTCTTTTGAATATTATCTTTTGTTTTATCTAATCCATAGAGATTTAGACTTAATGGATGCTTATACCATTTCTGTTCAATTTGAACCGGCATATATTTACCTATATTTTCAACTTCCCACGCATTCAGCGCCCGCCCTCTAATTCCAACTAATTCACCATTCTCATTATAGTGCGGAATTATAATTTTATTCTGAGAAATTGAAAATCTAATATTAAACTTATCCATAGTTTCCTTAGAAATTCCTTCTTTTATCCATTGAGATGGATAAATTTTTTCAAAAACATCTAATACACCATCTGGATAAACTTCTAACTGCCTTTCGCGCGCCTTGCGCTTGTACTTATCTCCAAGAAATTCTCTTTTTTCGACTTCAAGACCTTCTTTTCTTTTTCTTTTTGTTACCAAAAGATAAACATCATTATACCAATCGTAATCAATGCCGCGCGTCTTATAAACTTGTTCAATAAACTTAAAAACGCTCATGCCGCCGTCTTCAGTATAACAATAGAAGAAATGATTATCACGATAATAATAAAGTTTCATTGAGGCATTATCAACTTCTATATTATGACAAATTGTTGGAAATATAATTGCTTCTGGAGTCATTTTATAATCATTAACTCCAAAATATTTCATTAAATCAATTATATCTTGTTCAGTTAAATCTTCAATTACTTTATTCCAGTCCATTATTCTTCAATTCCTTATTTAACTTATCCATTAATTCGCCAATTTCTTTTTTATTTTCTTCAACTTCCCAAGATATAACATTAACCTCATCTTCATTAAAGAAGTCTTGAACTGGTTCAAGCCGACTATCAGTTATAAACAAATCTCTTTTTTTCATTGTGCCGCCGTCAAAATAAGACCAAATCCTAACTTGAGTCCACGCGCCACTTCTAACCTTAAATATATCAGTTACAAGGTTCGGCTTCTGAATTGAAAGCTTATCTAATACTTCTAATTCTTCATTTGTCGGTCTAGTACAAACACAAGCATTATCAGCTTTATTAATAATACTGCGGCTGCCCGCGATAACGCCTTCATTTTTTATATCTCTATTATCTTCAATTTTTGCATTAACCTGAGTTGATGTAAACACTGCCACATTTAATTCAATTGCGAGGTCTTTTAATGCAGTTGAAAACATTAACAATGCTTCATCATTTCTAATATTAAATCCTCTAAATTCAGCCAATAACATCGGATTAATAAAGATATAATCAAAGAATACATATCCAATATCATGCGTAAGACAATTCTCTCTAATCATTGTCTTCGCGAGTTCAATTGTCGGGTTCGGCATTCTTACAATCTGGAAGTTCTCACTATAAGTCTTTATAATCTCTTTCGCTTGATAAATTCTCATAGTTTCTTCTTTTGTGAAATTTCCATATTTGAATTTACTTTCATTTACATCACTTAAATAAGCAATAATCATTTTCAGTAATTGTGAAAGCTTCTGCTCGGTTATTATAAATAAAACTCTCTCACAATTTCCTTCCATAATCCAAGAAGCTGTAGAACTATCATATCTAATTGGGTATGCCAAAACACAGGCATCAGCAACAGCTTGCCTGGTCTTAAATGTACCACTCGGCGCGCTCCTAATCGTGAGGGCTCCGCGCTCTGCACCATTTATTATTTTGTTGAAGATTGCACCCTGAACTGGGAGTCCTATTTCATCAGGACTACCAAATCCTTCTACTATTTCGTCAATTTCATCTGCGGCAGTCCAACTTTCAACTTCTTCAGACTTAGAATATTCATTCTCAAGCTTTAGAATTTTCTTTTTTATTATTGCAATAATATCTTGAATTGAAAGGTCTTCAAATGCTTGATTGACTTCAATCGCGCGGACATCAGTTAAATCTTCAATATAAATATCACTTATATCAATTCCTTGCTTCTGAAAATCACTTAATAGATTTAACTTTTTTAGCTTATTGTAATAATAAGGAAAATTCTCCTCATTTGAATATTCTTCTATATCTTGAAGATATTCTATTCCGTTGTTGTTGGAAAAAGTTTTTGCCGCACTTTCATTTGTACTTAAGTAGTTTTCAACATCAAAAGCAGAAATTTTCTTCGCGCCATTATAATATAATCCTTGAATTGCGCCAAAGATATATCGTTCAAAACGTGTTGGAAAATCTGCCGTTGTAAGTCTATACTTATCAACTTCACTTAAATACTGTGGACTTTTTAGAAGGCATCCAAGGACTTGCTGAATACATTTCTTGTCAACAAATGCCATTCCAATACTCCTTTACTTAAATATCTTCAAGAGAAACTGCTTTCTTCTTTCTAATTGTTGCCTTTTTAGTCTGGCCGACTACATTAACTCTTTGCATCATTTGCTCTCGCGCCTGTTGCTCTATTCTTTCAATTATTGTTGAGTCGCGCCTAAAACGTTCTGTCCAATAATTGCAACTATCTTGATAGACTAATGAAACAATACCAATGCCGCCTTGACTCTTATCCTTATCGCCATGAGTTATATCATAAAAATATCTCATAGCAAAATAAATACCTTTTGCGGTTTTCTTTTGCTTCAAATAATTAGTCCATTGAGATGTTAGTTTCTTCCAATCAATCGGTGCTTTTACTATGTGATTAAGATAATATTTAAGTGCCTCAAACCATTCTTCATCACTTAGCTTTGCTTCCAAATCTCCTTGTTTTCTTGCCCACTGGTCATAACAACCTTTATGATAATAATGATTTACCGATGGCATTATCCACGGCTCTTTCTCAGTGTCGAAGACTTCGCCACACGCTCTGCACTTAACACGATGTGCCATTTAATCACCTCATTTCTTTCTAATTTAATTATACCATAAATTTGAAAAAAATGCAAATTTAAAGGAGTAGGTATACACCTACTCCTCTAAACCTTCGGTAATATTGAATTAAAGGGACTTCATTTCCGCGATTGCAAGTTCAAATAAATCTTGCTGGTCTTCGGTAATTTCAGAAAGTCTTATAGGATGCCCAAAAATCTCAGTAACATACTTCATAATTTTTTCTGCATTCTTTTCATCTTTCTTTACAAGAGTTTCCCAAAGAGCACGACCTTCAGCAACAGTTTCTTCAAAAGGACGCCCTTCTTCTTTCTTAGGAGCTTCTGTCGTAACAGAAGCACCGGCGCTAACTTCGGCATCTATCGCGCGAACAATTGCGTCCTCAAGGAACTTATATCCAAATGGAATCCGCGCGTCAAGATGCGCCCAACGAGAGCCAGCTGTTATGGTAGGGGTGGCTTTTGTGAGAAGCCAACGCTGACTCTGTCCATTTTCATCCCAGGTTTGCTGAATTACACCAATAACATCAACAAGACTATTAACAATCGGTAAACAACGCTTATCCAGGTCAGGCTTCATGGCAATTATATCAACATCGTCTTTAGTGCCGACAGTTGTTTCTTTGACATGGCAAGTAAGAATAAGACCATAGTCTAACATAATAAATGCACGAAGTGTATTAGCGAATTCATCGTCACGGGCTTTATAGCCAGCTCCATAAGGAATTTCGCCAATCTTGCTAACGCCATTCTGCGCGCAAATGAACTGTGTGCAGAGGTCCCAAGCGACACTTATTGTATCAAAAGCTACATTATCATACTTTGCCTTAAGTTCCTCTTTCTTTAACTGTTGGAGATACATCTTAATGTCGCTCCATTTAGTAATAGGAACCTTATAAACACCTGGATGAGCATTGTAACCATTTTCTAGGTCGAAGATGAGGGTACGCGGACTAGTCGCGCACCACTCACTCTTACCTATTTTCGGCTGGCCGGCAAGAAGAATAGTCTTGCCAGACAGACTTTTATTTATCACGGAAGGTTCAAGGTCAAGTAAGTTTACTGCCATTTAAACCCTCCTTAGAAGCCCAGGTCTATCCTACCTTTCGAGTCTGCGGCGGGCGCATTTCTCGTCTTGCTAGTAGAATTAGCGGCATCTTCCTTCATCTTATCCAGACGAGCCTTTCTATCAGCAAGGGCTTCCTTTATATCACTTATATCATAGGCACGCTCACCATCAAGCGGAGTGGCAGAACCACCCGTAATGACCAGCTCGCTCACGGAGAAGGTACGAACAGTCTCCTGCGGCTCACCAAAGTCAACCTCCTTAACAACAGTCTCGGTGCGAGAACTGAAGTTCAGGCGGCCGATGGCGCTAACAGTGTCATTCTCATTCCAATACTGGTCAATTGCCTCAATAACCTTTGGATTGGCAGTGATGAACTCAACGACATCAACCTTACCACCAAACTGCGGCAGAACGCCAGTAACCTTATAACGACCAGTCTCAACGCCTTCCTTATTAACCTCGGCGCACTTCTTACCAACAACGAAAGTTGCAGTAAAAGTAGCCTCAGGCTTCATGTCGGCCTGACTAATCTTCGTAACAAAAGACGCATTAATGCGAGGATAAGACGAAATCTCACCCATGCGGTTCGCGAACTCGTTTACAACAATCTTACCATTCGTAATACGAACAGCATCGGCGCCCTGCACACTGCCGGCGGCCGCAATCGAAGTAAACTCATTCTTAATCTTCTCAATGCTCTGATAAGCGGGATTCTTGCCACCCTTGTTGGTTATCTCGGATGCAAACATATGAACAGGAACCTCAAGCATAACGGCCTCGCCATTAATAACCTGATTGACCTGAATCTTAATGGTACCACCGATTGAATTAATCATCTCACCAGTGGACTTCTTCTTAAAAGAACCGTAGTTTAAATCAACTTCAGACAGTATACCCTCAATACGAACATTATTTTCAGCTTCTCTAATCATTATTTTCTCCTTTTTTGTTTCAGTTTAGGTTCTTTTAACTAAGTAAGTAAAAGGGGTAGTTGCCTACCCCTATATATTACTCAGCGACGAAAGCCTCGCCAGCGGGAGTCAGCTTGACATAGGTCACAGGACCATCATGACCCTCGACCTCAACCTTCTCACGGATGCAAAGCTCCTTCTTGCAAAGGTCAGTAACGTTAGCATTGATAGAGCGAGCGGTACGACCCGTCGCGTTGACTATCTCATCAATAGAAACACGGCCACCATTGCCCTTCACATAGTTAAAAACCGCAGCGCTCTTCTCAGTAATCTTAATTCCTTCAGCCATTTTTTTCAATCTCCTTTTTTAATAATTTTTTGCCATTTGATGGCCTTTTTATTTTTTGAAAGCCTCTTTTGACTTTCTAAATATATTATAAACTAAATTTGGTAAAATTTCAAATTTTAAGTCCTTATAAATTTGCTATTTCTTTTATTTTTGAATTTTCAGGAAGTTTAATCGCGCGTGCGCCCTGAGTACCACGAGAAAGCTGTGGTATATCAGCTAGACGAATACGAATTTGAGAAGTTTCGGCGGTTACTAATATGTCTCCAGCGCCGGCCACTGGTAGAAAATCACATAGATTATCAGTCTTTTGGATTTTAACACCCTTAGTGCCGCGCCCTGTTGTCCGAAATTCAGAAAGCTCAGTTCTCTTTATATATCCATCTTCCGAGATGGAAACAACTTCCTTCGCGTCAGAACCTATAGCCCGCGCGCTAACAACGTAATCAAAACTATCTAACTTTATTCCAATAATACCTTTTGCGGTGCGTCCTATTGGTCTAATATCCTTTGTTTCTATTATAATAAAGTTACCAGATTTGGTTGCAATTCCAAGTTTCTCTTCATTCATAAAGAGGATTGAAGTAACTTCATCACCCGTATTTAACTCAAGTGCTTTAAGTCCATTCTTCGCGCGCTTTATATTATATTCTGAAAGAAGACTCTTCTTTAACATTCCATTTTTAGTAATGAAAAGAATGTGGCGCGCTGGATTAGAATTTGAAAGATTCGTAAGCGCGCAAACTCTTTCATTTTGCGAAATAGAAAAAAGACTTTCAATCACAATCTTTTCTCCTATGGAAAGTGCATTAGCTTCATAAGCATAAACATTTCCAGTTTGTGTAAAGAAGAGAAGGTTGTCGGTATTTTGGCAAGTCGTTGAGGCTATTACATACTCACCCTTATCAAGCTTAAATTTTGAGCCTACACCGCCGCGTCTCTGTGAATAGAGGGAAGAAGTTTCTTCAAGGAAAAGATTATTTTGATTAGTAAGATTTACCATTAAAGATTTAACTTCTATTGTCTCATCATTATTTTCAGAGAGGTTTAAAATTGTGGTGCGGCGCGTATCTCCAAATTTATTGGCGACCTCGCGCAATCCTTTTTCAATCTCCTTTTTGAGGAGATCGGGATTATCAAGTATCTGCTGAATTGAGGCCGCGCGCTCTGTAAGCTCATTTTGTTCGCTAACTAACTTAGTTATATCCAGTTTACTCAGTTTAGAAAGCTTTAAGTCCAAAATTGCTTTTGCCTGAGCCGCATTAATTTCCAAAAGTTTTTGGAGGGCGAGACTCGCCGTTGTTGTGTCGGCCGCCGTCTTAATTGTCTGAATAACCTCATCAATCATATCGTAGGCTTTAAGTAATCCTTCAATGATATGAAGTCTATCTTTAATTTTCTTGAGGTCAAACTTAAATCCATTTGTATAGACAATGGTTTCATGGTCAAGATGCGCCTGAAGCAGTTCTTTCCAAGTGAAGACTTTGGGAAAGCGCCCATTCTCCAACATCGTAAAATTAACAGAATAGTAAGATTGAAGGGAGGTTTCTTTAAAAAGGGTTCTAAGAACTTTATCTGGGTTAGCATTACGCGTTAAATAAATTTTAATGTTTGGCGCCATACCAGTAAGGTCATTGAACCGATCAATACCGGGGTTCTTTTCACTATTTATAATCTCTTCAAGTTCTTTACAAATTGTTTCTGTATAAACCATGTAGGGAATTTCAGTTACAATAAAGCATTTTTCTTTGGGATCATAGTCAACTTTACTGCGTAACTTACAAGCAAAACCATGTCCCTCACGATGGCTTTCTTTGACCTCATTTGCGTTGAGGAGAATTGCGCCAGTTGCAAAGTCCGGAACACAGTAAATTTCCTCAAAATCAATCCCTGGATTCCAAAGTAGCTTTATTAAAGCTTCATTCAACTCTTTTAAGTTATACTGAGGAATACTGGAAGAAGCACCTACCCCTATTCCATATGAACCATTGACGAGATTGAAGAACCCTTTAGAGGGTAAAATCATTGGATATTGTTCAGTATTGTCGTAGTTATCACGCCATTCCTCTATTGTGTCTTTCTGAATATCAGCAAAGAGGTACTCAGCAAGAGGGGTAAGGCGCGAAGCTGTGTAACGAGGCGCGGCCCAACTGCCGGCCGCCAACAGCGTACCATAAGAACCTTCAACCTCAATTAGAGGATAGCGCATAGCAAAAGGCTGCGCCGCCCTCATTATGACACCTTCGGCGCTGGAATCGCCATGGATATACATACGGAAAACAGAACTGATTGCTTTTAGAGTCTTTTGATAGGGTTTAGAATGGATAAATTTATCAGTATAAAGGCAATAGAAGATTTGACGAGCCGAAGGCTTCATACAATCACGGGCATCGGGAAGTGCGCGGCTCTGTAGAACGGCTCCTGCGAATTGAAGAAAACTATCTTTAATTATTGGTGTTAAGTTTTGTTCCATTCTTTACTCCTTAATCTCCGAAAAGTCAATATTTTCCCAAATAAATTCATGCTTTGACGCGGAGTCTTTTCCCATCAGTTGCTCTAACAGTATAAGACTTTCTCCATCCTCTTCCAATACATCAATTCTTTGAAATTCTTCCGTAAACATACTTCTACGTGCTTGTTCTGGGTTGAGGGCGCCAAGTCCTTTATTGCGCTGGACTTCACCTTTAATCTTGCCACGGGCCGCATTGAACTCTTCATCAGTAAAATAATAATCTTCTTTACCTTTATTCTTTACAATATAGAGCGGTGACCTTACCCAACAAAGTCGTCCTTCCTCAATAAATTTTGGAGCAACTTTATAAAGCGCGCACATTATCAGAAGTCCAATTGCATAGCCATCAGCATCAGCATCGGTTAGAATTCCAATTCGTCCGTAACGAAGCTTCTTCCCATCATACTTTCCAGGCACAATATTCATTGCACTTAAAAGTAATTTAACTTCTTCATTCTGATAAAATTTCTCCTCTTCATTTGCAAAAGCATTTATCATTTTACCACGAAGAGCCAGAATACCATATTTCTTTTCATCGCGCGCCATAGCTATTGAAGAAGCCGCGCTAAGTCCCTCAACAAGAAGTAGGGTTGAATCTTGTCCAAGAAATTCTGCATCTTTTAATTTATCACTTGCAAAAACTTTCTTTTTCTGATTCTTTTCTACATCCTTTGCTGCTTCTAGAACTTGCCGGCGCGCCTTTTCAGCAGCGGCTTCGGCTTTCATTTCTTTTGTTAGTAAGTCAAGAACTTTATCAAACTCATCTTTGTGACGTCTCTCAAAGTCTTCCAACATTTGAGTAGTTGCACGCTGACAAAGCCCTCTTAGTTCAGGATTATTAACCTTTGTTTTTGTTTGATTTGCAAAAGAAGGATTTGGAACCTTACAACTGACTGCATAGAATAAACCTTTTCTTAAAATTTCGGGATTGGCTTCACCTTTTAGTTTTTTCTTAAAAAAGTTTGTAAGGGCAGTTTTAATACCCGTAAGAGAAGTGCCGCCTTCAACATTTTCAAGACCATTTGTAAAAACGTGCCAAGTTTCAGAGCGACTATCTGTCCATTCCATTACTATTTCGGCTTCAATTCCGTCTTCTTGGACTTCAATTTTAAGAGGAGTTTTATTAAGAGCGCGGCCGCCTTGTTCTTTCATAAAATCGGTTAGACCATTTTTAGAAAGGTAAGTAACCTTTTCATTTGTAATATGGTTATGAAGAATAAAGGAAACTCCTTTTGAAAGATAAGACCAGTTTTGGCACATACTTTTTATTTCTTCAAAATCTATTGAAATGGGTTCAAGATTATAGACTTCTGGAGAAGGAATAAATTTAACTACTGTGCCGGTTTTATTTTCTTTTAAAAGAGAAACAGTAAAGCTTTCCTTAATTCCTTTATTTAGTTTTAGATAACCACATTGTTTATCACGATAACTCCAAACTTCAAATTTATCTGAAGAAAGCGCAACACCTTTCGCGCCGATACCATTCATACCTGCGACATTTTGAAAAATTTTATCATCAAACTTCGCGCCTGAGTGCGCCATTGTGTAAATGGCTTCAAGAGCTTCTGTCCCATCTTCTCTAATTCCAAACGGACAGCCGCGGCCCTCATCGGCAATAGCAATACAATTTCCTTCATAAAGGTCAACATAGATTTTATTGCCGAAACCCATTGTCGCTTCATCTATTGAGTTTGTAATAATTTCTCTGACACATTGAAGGACACCTTGGTTATCCGCGCTACCCATATACATGGCAATGCGCGAACGGATTGCAGTGCGGAAATCAAGGGTTTTTATGTCATTTGCATTATATTCCATTTATTCAACTCCTTTTGTCTATCTCTTATAGCATAGACAAAATTTCTAAAACTTTCAAATTTTAATGACCGAATGGCTCAATAGAAATCCAATGAAAGGTTGAGTCATCCCACTCAGGTTCTTCTATTTTTTTAAAATATTCATCTATCGGTATAAAATGTTCTCGTTTTTTTTCTGCACAGTCATCGCACCATGGACAAATCCAACCTGTTGAAATTTTCGTAGCAGGTGCGCCGCAAATAAAACAAGTCCGTGCGCTCAAATCTTCATATTTTCGAATTATTTGATTAAGTCTTTCTTTAATAGATTCTGGAACAGAACTATCATACCAATGAAGATAACCGAATTTCTCTTTAATTTGTAAAATTCTATATTTATAGACCCAGTCAGCCTCTTCAAGTAACTTCTGAATTTCCTCACACATCTGTTCTCCAAAAGCTTTGCGCCAACCATCTGGCATTGCGTCGAGTTCAGTCCAACTATAATCAAAATCTTCGATTTCTTCGTCTGTCCAACGATTGCGCGGAATAAGCCAGGGAAACATTAGACAAAGCCAATGATTATGGTCTTCAGTACCGACTGGCGCGTCTCTAAGGTCATGAAGCCAATCTAAGTATTCATTACTCATTATTAAAACTCCTTTTCTCCTATTATTCTATATTTATTATACTAAAAATTTATAAAAAAATCAATTTTTTTAAGTCATTTATTATTTTTGTATAAAATATACAAATTTGACAAGATTGCGTTGGCTAAATTTGTTAAATTTATACAAAAATTATTTCTACTTTATAATGGTGGGGGAAAATGAAATATATTTTTTACAATCCAAATCCTTTAGGTTTATCAGTTGGAGATTGCACAGTGCGCGCAATTTCAAAAGTGACAGGTCTTAATTGGCAAGAGACTTATCTTTATTTACTAATCCAAGGTTATATGATGTCCGACATGCCTTCAGCCAATAGAGTATGGGGAGACTCCTAAAAAGC